AGGCATCTAAAAGCCAAAAATTTTACCGAGGTTCGTAAATGGGTTGGTCAGAACTCTGACATTGAAACCAGTGCATTATTTCGCCAACTGTATGATAAAGCCACCGACGTTTTAGAACCATCATCAATTCCTCAACTAGTTCTATTACTAGCCGATTATCAACATCGAGCGGCGTTCGTCGCAGACTCAGAGATCAATATTATGGCTTGTATGGTTGAATTGATGAGCTCTTGTAAATTCAAGGAATGATCATGGACTTGTTTACTATTGTTGGTGTGGCAATTGTTTCATTCTGTCTTGGTATCATGTCGGGTATTTCAATCTATCGGCGAGCGGAAGAAAAAGAAACCGATATGATTCTAGATGAAATCGAGAAAGTCATCGAACAACAACGACAAAATACCCTATATGTAAAGGTCGACATTGTTGGGGATGTCATTTATGTGTACGAAAAAGAGTCAGATAAGTTTCTATTTCAAACTAAAACGGTTAATGAACTAAAAGACACACTAGCAAAACAGTTTCCAAATCGTAACGTCCTCACATCGCGTGAAGATATGGACAAGTTAGAAGCCCATGACCCCATTTGATTTTATCAATACTATCAATTCAACGAAAAAGGATCTTCTAGCCGAGGATCCACTTCTTGAAAAAGACTATGTGCCATATGTCATTAATAGACAGATGTCATACTTCTATGATACGGTACTATTCAGCAATGAAATGAACCGCTGTCATGGTACACCCAATAAATGGCAATATCATTTCTATCTTCATGGTATCCGTAAAGGTAAACGATTTGCCAAGTGGTCGAAGCCACCGGTAAAAACGAGTGATCTTGATCTTGTTATGATGGCATATAACTACAGTAAAACTAAAGCTGAAGTTGCCCTCGGTATTCTAACTGAAGATCAACTAAAACAAATTCGACAAATGTATGAAACCGGCGGCCGTTAAAACCAATAATAAATAATGAGTCCTTAAAACTATGTGAGTGAGGCTCATGATGACACAAAAGAACTATTATGATTGGACTATTGATTGTCTATTGGAAGTGAAACTGTCTGACCCAGATGACTTTCTAAAGATTAAAGAAACACTAACTCGAATCGGTGTTGCATCCAGAACAGGTGATATACTTTACCAGTCTTGCAATATTCTTCATAAACAGGGTAAGTATTTCATTACACATTTCCTTGAAATGTTTGCTCTAGATGGAAAACCAACTACTCTGACTTATCGGGATATTGAAAGGCGAAATACGATTGCCCATCTTCTTGAAGAATGGGGTCTGTTGAAGATCGTAGATAAACAAAAGGCGCAAGATCGGGTACCCTTGAATGAAGTAAAAATTATTTCATACAAGGAAAAAGATAAATGGAAACTAGTGTCTAAATACACTGTTGGTAGTCGTAAACATAGTCAAAGGTGATAAATGATGGAACAAAATGAACTTACTCTTAGTCTTACCGTTGCAGAAGTTAACGTAATCCTTCGCTCACTTGGTAAGCACCCATTCGAAGAAATTGCTGCTCTTATTCAAAAAATCAAGCAGCAGGGTGAAACACAACTAGCTGAGATGCAACAGAATCAGACTTCTCAAGAATAATGAAAATCTACTTATTGCCTTATACATTTAAGACATATCTATCTACAGATAAGATTCATAGTGGCATAGATATGTCTATTATGCAGACGGCTAACGCTTTAAGAAAAAGAAGGCATGACATTAGAGTATTTTATGTCGGCGGAAATCTTCCCAAGTGTTATAATGGATTTGCTTATAATAATTCAATTGATTCCGATCTAAAGTAATACGTCAAAAGGAATAGACGTGATATCTATCGGGTGCTAATTGACGACATAAAGAAATTTTCACCCGATGTTATTTTTTCTTGCCACGAGCTTAGTAAGTTTTACCAAGACTTGAATAACTTTTTATCGATACCGATAATTTATCAAACTCAATCAATACCAGGTTTTTTTGCAGACTTGAACTATGCTAATTCGTTATATGATCTTTCTAATAATGGATTGACCATAGCATGTGTGTCGGAATATCATAAAAACAAGTTTGAAGCTTATTATAAAAAGCATAGAACAGGATGGAAATTTAACAAAATAGATGTTGATGCAATCATTCCATCTTCCTATTGCTCAGAATCTATTACCGCGATAGAAAGTGATGGGATCGTTCGTCATGTATCGGCTCTAAATCCGCAAAAGAAAACATTTGCAATACATCATTTCTTGGAAGGTACTGGAATCGATAGTGAGGTATTCACTACTTCATCATATCTATCTTCGGATAAAAGCATTGTAGAATACGCAAAAACTAATCTTTATAAATATGGTGATAAAACTATATTGAATGCAGATAGAAACGTGATAATGTCATCTATTGCAAAATCCGCTTGCACTTTTGTTGGTCTTGCGTCATATGATACGTATACAATTACATCATTGGAATCTTTATCACATGGAGTTCCTTTGATTGTATTGGGCACAAAAGATAGGATTCACCCAGCATTAGAAATGTGTGATGATGTAATGAAGGAAAAGTATATAGCAGTTATTAAAAGCAAACAAGAGTTTTTATCTGCTGTTGAAAAGTTTAAAACTTATTCATTGAAAGATAGACAGGAGCTTGCCGATAGAACATATGAAATGAATTCCATCGACAAATTCACCAAAAATTTGGAAAATGTATTTCAGTCGGCAATCGAGAAATCAAAGGCAAAACAGCGCTTATCTTCAACTTTAGATTCTTTCATTTGCAGTTAAAATCTGTAATAGTAAGGAGACTTAATGGAAACACTATTTTGGCTAGCTTTAGGCCTTTTCATTGGATGGAACATCCCTCAACCCACTTGGGCTAAAATTATCACAAACGTGTTTTGGACTCATTTCAAGCGCCAAAGCAGTAAGAATTCCTCGGGAAGGGAACCAGTGTGCATGTGAGCTGGTTAAATAATCACATGCAAGAATCCACCTTAGGATCCGTTATGGTGCCACGGTAAAAGGCGTCCAGGGTCATTACACTGCTCCCCTGAAAGTGGGCGGGAATCTCGGTTCCCGAGGGAATAAAGTAATCCCTCATCTCTCCATGTCTTCGGAATGGGGTTTTAATCAACTTTTCTGCCTAATAGGAGAAAACAACCATGAATAATCTATCTGTATTTGGCTCAGCCCTCAAAACTTTCGATAAATTTTATATCGGGGTAGATCATCTTGTAAAAATTCAAGAAGATATCACTAAAACAATAGGGGCATATCCTTTTTATAATATCAAGAAAACTGGCGATAATAGTTACAAAATTGAACTGGCGCTCGCGGGTTGGAGCAAACAAGAAATTAGTTTAGAACTAAACGGTGATAAACTTGTTATTAAAGGGGAGTCTGATGATAAAGAGGATGACTCAGACTATTTCTTCAAGGGCATTTCTAAAAGATCATTTACCCGCAGTTTTATGTTAAACAATGAAGTAGAAATTTGCGGGGCTACATTTGTTAATGGGGTTTTGTCCATCACATTAGAGCGCATTATTGCAGAAAATAATAAGTGCAAGAAAATTGAAATTGACGAATTTTCTGACTCTAAAACTCGTCAATTTCTAACAGAATGATAATCAACTAAGCTCACCAGAAAGATATCGTGGATCATCCTTTGAAACGCGATATCTTTTTCCGTTTTTATCTTTAACAAAAATTCTTCCTTTATTCATTCCGACCAATTCTCCAGAAAGATATCTTGGGTCGTCTTTTGAAACTTTAAATATATGACCAGACGAATCTTTTACGCTGATTTTTCCTTTATTGGGATGAACCAATTCCCCAGAAATTCGTCTGGGGTCATCCTTTGATACCATGATGGTGTTGCCATGTAGATCTCTCATTGGCACTAAACCCATGGTTATACCAACTAATTCTCCAGAAAGATATCTTGGGTCGTCTTTTGAAACTTGAAATTTATTACCAAAGCAATCCTTGACGACAACCTTTTTATCATTTGCACCAACTAATTCTCCAGAAAGATATCTTGGATCATCTTTTGAAACTCTAAACGTATTGCCGAAAGAATCTTTCACTGTAACTTTTCCAATAGATGCAATAGATAATTCTCCAGAAAGATATCTCGGATCATCAGTTGAAGTGAGCGTCATATTCCCCGAAGAATCTATCATTAAAGCTTTTCCGGCATGAACAGAAACCAATTCACCCGATAGATATCTTGGATCGTCTTTCGAAACCTGAAATTGGTTTCCAAATGAATCTTTTACTGCTACACAATTTGTAAAAAAAGAAACCAATTCACCCGATAGATATCTTGGATCGTCTTTCGAAACCTGAAATGTGTTTCCAAAAGAATCTTTAACAACAAGCATATCGGCTGCAATTCCGACCAATTCTCCAGAAAGATATCTTGGGTCGTCTTTTGAAACTTTAAATATATGACCAGACGAATCTTTTACGCTGATTTTTCCTTTAATTGCACTAACGAGTTCTCCGGAAAGATATCTTGTGTCATCTTTCGAAACCTGAAAGGTGTTACCTAAAGAATCTTTAACAGATACCATGCCGGTAACATCAAATCCATCTGCCGATTGTTTAGATTTGTTATAGAATGATTCGTTTTTACCAACATTAAACTTGTTGTGAAGTTTTATTTCAAACTTTAGGGCTCTTTCCGCAGTTTTACATATAATTACAACTTTATACTTGTAGTTTTGTGGATTCTCTTTCTGATCTCGCATGAAGTCTTTATCTCTTGAACTAGAAAAGTACTTCTTACCGAGGTCTAGATGAGGTTCGATCTTGGAAGATCTTTTGCCGTAGTAGTGTTTACTTTCTACTAGGTTTGTGATACGATAGACGTAATGATAAATACCTTCGCTGGACATAATAGTCTCCTTAGATTGTTAGTTGAATGTCTAGAGTAGGTGGGAGTTGGAGCTCCGTGACCTACACTTTTATTTATCATTTTTAAATTTTTACTAATTGGAGATTTGTAATGCAAAATGATGTGATTTGTATCAAGATGATTGGCGGAGATGATCTAATCGGTAAAGTTCTAAATGAAACCACCGAAGCTATTGAGATGGAACATCCAGCGGTTATTGTGATTCAACGAGATCAAAGCGGCAAGATGGGAGTTGGTTTAGCACCCTGGGCCCCATTTGCCGAAAGCGGCCGAGTCACTCTTTTCAAGAATGCCATTGCCGCCCGGTGTAATATTGATAGCGCACTTGAAAATGAATGGTCTCGTCTATTTGGCTCGGGGATCCAGATTGCATCAGCGGCAACTCTAGCCGGTCTATCTTAATCAATTGATTTAGTATGACCCGAGGGGATGATACTATAATATCATCCCCTTTTCATTTTTGAGAGGTACTAGTGACTTATTTCTACACATCAGTTCTCCGTCGCGGCAACAACATTCTGATGCGCGGCTATGAAGATGGTCGCCGGATCAAGAAAAAGATAAAGTTTAAACCAACGCTATATGTAAAAGCAAAACAAGGCTCTAAGTCAGAGTATCATGCATTGGATGGCACTCAGGTTGACCCAATCGCATTCGATGATATGGCATCCGCTAAACAATTCATCGAGATGTATAATGACGTGCAAAACTTCACTATCTACGGGCACACAAACTACATCATGCAGTACATCGCTGATGAATTCCCTGGAGTGATTAAGTTTGACCGAAGCAAAGTTCGAGTTCATACTTTTGACATAGAATGTTACTCTGGCGAAACTGGTGGTGGCTTTCCTAAACCCGAAGAAGCCAAACACCCAGTGACAGCAATCAGTCTCCATGATAGTGTCTCTGATATCTACTATGTCTGGACTCTGAGTGACTACGATCCGAAGCTATCTGAACACAAGGGTATCAACATTCAACATGTTAAGTTTGACACTGAGATTGGTCTGTTGAAACAGCTAATTTCATTTTGGTCAAATGAATTCACGTGTCCGGATATTCTCACCGGATGGAACATCCGCACTTTTGACATTCCATATCTGGTCAATCGAATCAATCGGCTGCTAGGAGAAGATTATGTCAATAAAATCTCTCCCTGGGGACATGTTGAGCAAAAACAAGTTAATATGCTGAAGGGTGTTGTACAGGTGTATGACATCAGCGGTATTGCTCAGCTTGACTATTTGGATATCTTCAAGAAGTTTGGTGGAAAATTTGGCCCACAAGAAAACTATCGATTGAATACTATTGCTGTAGCTGTTCTAGGCGAAGAAAAGATGTCATATGACGAATATGGCACTCTGACAAATTTATATCGAGAGAACCCACAGCTGTATAACGATTACTGTCTGAAAGATACCATTCTAGTCAAGCGAATGGAAGACAAGATTGCGTTTATCACCCTTGCGCTGACTATGGCTTATAAGGCTGGCGTCAACTATAACGATACCCTAGGGACTACGGCAATTTGGGATCAGTTAATTCATCGACAACTAAAACAAGAAAACGTTATTGTTCCTCCCGGTAAACATAATAGCAAATCTGAATTTGAGGGTGCATATGTAAAAGATACAATCACAGGTATGCACGATTGGCTATTAACATTTGACGTTAACAGTATGCACCCAAACCTGATCGTACAAATGAATATGTCTCCGGAAACACTGCTTAAGGGTGATATTCAATCTGGTGTCAGTATGGATAAATTGCTGGCTGGATTTAAAAATCCACATTTGAATAAAGCTATGACGGCAACAGGGCAGTATTTTTCAAAGCATAAGCAAGGCATTCTTCCGCGTATGGTCGAATTGTTATATGCCGAGCGGGTCGAAATTAAGAATAGAATGCTAGCACTTCAGAGTGAAGTTGAGCGAGTAGATAAAACTAATCCAGAATTGATTGAATCAATGAAAAAAGAGATTGGTCAATTAGATAGTAATCAGCACGCCATTAAGATCTTTTTGAATAGTCTCTTTGGCGCAACCGGAAATGCTCACTTTCGTTATTATGCTCTTGAAATCGCTGAAAGCATTACTGTATCAAGTCAGTATGTAATCCGTTGGGCCGAAAATGCTATCAATGCATATTTGAATAAAATTCTAAAAACCAATACCGATTATATTGTCGCCATGGATACAGACTCTTGTATGGTCACCGTTGCCGAATTGGTCCGTCAAGTATTTAAAACAAACGATACATCCAAACTAGATCGACAGAAAGTTACAGATTTCTTAGATGCAGTCGGTAAACAAATTGAAAAAGATGTACTTCAGCCAGCGTTTGCTCAATTGGCGGAAAATGTTAGTGCATATAAACCTCGCATAGTTGTTAAGCGTGAGTGTATAGCAGATCGTGGAATTTTTATTGCGAAAAAACGGTATTTGTTGAATGTACTAGATAAAGAAGGTGTTCGTTATAAAGAGCCCAAACTCAAAATCATGGGCGTTGAAGCTGTAAAGTCATCCACGCCAGGCCCTTGCCGGGATGCTTTCAAAGATCTGTTTAAGATCCTAATCAGTGGTACTGAACAAGAGACCCAGGAATTCATCCAGGCATTCAGGGAAAGGTTTAAGCAACTACCGGTGGAAGATAAAGCTTTCCCTCGTGGTGTGTCTAGTGTCGCTGAATATAAAGATTCAAAAACTATTTTCCGTAAAGGCACTCCAATCAACTCTCGTGCGGCAATTCTGTATAATCATTTGCTAGATCAACACAATCTTGCAGATAAGTATGAAGTGATCAATGACAACGAGAAGATCAAGTACATCATGCTAAAGATGCCAAATCCGTTGAATCAGAACGTGATTGGATTCATGACAGTGCTTCCGACGGAGTTCGGTCTACATCGGTTCGTTGATGATGACTTGCAGTTTGAAAAGGCATTTGTTGAGCCGACCAAGTTGATTCTAGATGCAATCGGATGGCACGTCGAACCAACATCATCACTCGAAGATTTCTTTGGATGATCGATGTTTTGAAACATCGAATTAACCAATGGAGTTATAATTAACTATTAATAGAAGGAGTATTGAATGAAGA